CTTTTTTATTTTGTAATCTTTTAGTTAATTGCATTCTAATACTTGACCTACCTATTGTCATTATTTACATGCCTTTCCATAACCTCTTAATGCTGCTCCTACACCTCTAGGTTTTTTCATTTTCTTTTTTTTCTTTTTAACTTTTACTATACCACCTGTAGCATAGTCTTCTCCTTTTATTCCAAACATTTCATCTACTGTTATGTTATTTCTTTCCATATATTCTTCTAGTGATTCAGTTGGAATAATTTTATCTGTTATTTCTTTTACTTTAGGTTTTTTATATTTAGCCATAATTAATTACTCCCTTTAACTAAAACATTAGGACCACCACTAGGATTAGCTGCAGTCTCCATATTATCTTGTCTTGACCTTCTTGCTTGATTACGTAAACCTTCTACTGCATTTACATAGTCACCTTGATATAGTTGTAAATCTTCTGTACTTTTATTAAACCTTGCTGCTTCCATCATGCATGCATAAAATAATGCATCATAACAAAACTCACTAAAGTAATTAGATGTAGTTACACTTACACCTGTTGCACTAGCTAAACCTATTGGTCTACGCACATAAGATATTTCTCCTGTTAAAGTAGAAGCAGGAGTTGGTACTACATAAATAGCTGTTTGTGTTTTTCTGGAATAATACCTAGGAGTACCTGTAGATGCACTTGCATGAGGAAAGTAATCTATAGCATACTCATAAGGTCGTTGTAGAAGAGTTGTTATATTAGAAGATACACTTGTCTTATAATTTACACTTCTTATAATTCTTGTGTCAGCTGGAAGACTAACTACAGGATTAGAAGCTGTAAAAGAAAAAGAACTAAACTCAGTTAGTCCTACATCATCTAAATCTTTTGTTAAACGTATTTCAGCTTTTTCAATTAAAAAAGGAATTTGATTCTCAAACTCAGCTGAATCGTTCTCTGTTGTGTTTATTATATCTGTTTTAAGATATGCATAGTTAGGCATTATCTTATCCTACAAATAGTGTTACGCCACCATTAGCTCCAGGTGTAGATACACTAACTGTAGCACTAAAGCTTACGCCTTGGTCACCTATATAAATATCTGCTTGACCACTAGTAGGAACTTGAAATTTTATTTTATCTCCAGTACTATCTGAAATAGCAAATGTTCCATTAACAGTTGAATATGCATGGATAGCTACTACTCTTGTAATATTAGTTGTTGTTACAATAACACCAGTACCAGCTAGAAATTTACTTGTAATATTATTAGCCATATTAAATCCTTAAAGTTAGGGAGGATGTGTGAGCATCACCCTCCCTAAGTTATTAATGCTTACGCACCTGCGTTACCAAACCAACCTCTCCAGTCAGATACTCCAAAAGAATATCTTTCTCTGGCTTTAAATCTAAGGTTACCTGTATCGAAGTCAGGTTCCATCTTAGTTTGTAGAGGAGTTCTATTAAACATCTTAGTACCATTAGGTATGTCAGTCTTAATGAACCATGCGTTAATATCTGAAAACCTTCTGTTTACAAATATACCACCTGGCATCATTCCCATACTCTTAATAGCATTGATGTCATTAACATTAGTAGCACCATTTGCTGCTGTTGTTGGATTAACTCCAATAGCAGTTGAATAGTCACTTCCTAATATTTGATTAGCAGTAAATATCAAATCTGTAGGAACATGAAGTGATACTGATTGAGCACCAATTAAGATACCTCTATCATCTTCTTGTTTCTGAATTTGTATTACTGCAGTCTCAATAGCTGCTTCTGATAAAGCTGCTCCAGTTGCAGTGTTAGTTTGAACACCTGCAGATATTGTTGGATGAGAGTCACTAAAAAATGGTTGCCCATCTCCTATTGCATCAGCACCTGCTGTACTAAAACCATTGTTGTAGATTTTAGCAGCTTTAACCTGCTTAGTGTTTGCCATTGCTCTAGCTAAACCTTTTGCTCTTAACTTTGCAAAAGTATCATAAAGGTTATCTTCCATTGCTTCTTCAGTAACTGCAAAAGCTAAAGCAATAGTCTCATTGTCGTAACGAGCTGTATAACTTTCTTGTGCGTTATCGTAAGAAATGGATTCACCTTCACCTTTAGTAGGTGCAGTGCCAAACCCTGTAAATAGAACTTCTTCTTCAAAAGCTCTATCTGAGTTCTCTATTTCAAAAAGAGGTGCATGTTCGTCAGCTACCTCACCATACTCCGTCCCAAATACTTGGTTCAATCCAGGAAGGAGTTCTTTACTAATACTAGCTCTATTTATAGCCATGTCTTATTCTCCTTATGCTGTTGACGCAGTAGCAGTGACGTATCTGTCTCTGTGCGTGTTTAAAAATACTTCAACGATTGGATAAGCATCTGAATCATCAGTTTCTTCTCCATCTCTTTTCTTACCTATTACTCTTGCTGCTTGTTCTGTTTCAGCTCCTGAAGAAGCCATTAAGTAGTAACTTGATTGTCCAGTTACTGTACTACCAGAACTTGCTGTTGAACTAACTGTAACATTATAGTTTTTAGTTACCATTAATTCATTTGCTGAAAGTGACAATGAACATTGAATGTAATAAGTTTGGTCAGGGTCAGTTATTATAAAAAATTTAACATCTGAATAACCAGCTGCTGAAGTCCCTGTTCCCCAATAACGACTAAACTTTTGTTCGCCATTTAGGACATAAGAACAACCAGCAAATATTCCTGAAGGTTTTAATGTCGCTGCGATAAAAGGTGAAATGGTTGCAAAGTTTGCACCAGGAAGTACAACAGGGTCTCCAGAAAATATGTTGTTATTACATGCTCCACCTGACGTAGGTGAAAAAATTTCTGTGAAAGAACCAGTGTTGTAAGCTCCACCCTTTTTTCTTGCAGGAACAAAACCTTGAAATGCTTTAGCATGTGCCATGATTTTCTCCTATGAAAATGTAGAGAACTTACTCTTGAAATTTAGGAGTTCGTCCTCTGATTGTTTGAGTTTTACTTGAGTTACTGATTGGCATCCTAGAAGGATTAGTTCCCATAAGTTGAGAATTAACAGCATCCATTAATTTGTCAGCCTTATTCTTATAGTGTGCCTTTCTTGCTTCGATACGTCCAGTAGGTATTTTACCTAACGCCAAGTCTCCACGACAGACAGCTCCTTTGTATCGACCTTCATCTCTCACGATAGATGTTGCTCCCATCTCAGGTACTTCATCACTAGCAACAAACTGCCATCCCTCTTGCATTTTTCGCCCTATATGTGCATAATCTTCTTGACCTTTAAGAGTTATTCTTAACCATCCTAAAGATATGCCTTCGCTGGCGTAGCGTTCTTCAACTGCTTCTGGTATTTGAAGTTGATTAGGCTCTTCAAATGTATATTCAGTTTCTTGTTTAATGTTGTTTTCTCTAAGTTGTGAACTACGTGTATTTGTTCGTGTTGTCATTATTTACCTCCACGTTGCGTATTAATTGTTGTATACTCACCATCAGCTTGTTCAGCTTTCATTTTCTCTTGAGCATACTTTTCAAGTGGTATATTCCATTTAGTAGCTATATTAACTTCATTCTTAGATAATCTAACTTTCTTGGAATTAGGAGTAGAACGTGATGCTCCTGCTACTACTTGAGCAGGTCTTGACGTAACCTGCTGCCGATTATTCTCTTGCACTTCTTGAAACTTTGTAGGAAATGCTTCTCGAATTCTTTTGTCAACTTCCTGATAAAATTCATCATCACCAGTTTCATAACCTTCTGCTTTTAGTTCAGCATCTATTGCTAGAGCTGATGCAGTCATTACATTATCTTTACCAAACCATTCATTATTTCTTGCCCAGTCTTGTGCTTTAGGGTCTCCTGCTGGTGCTGGTTGTTGATACTGCTGTTGTTGTGGTGATGCGACAGGCTGTCTTGGTGCTTGTTGCACATTTTTAAATCTTTCTTTTGTAACATTAACATTCTTTAAATCAACTTGAGCTTCATTAAGCATCTCTTGAGCTGATAAAAGTTTGTCTTGGTCACCTGCTTCATAAGCATTCTTGTATGCTGTACGAGCCATTTGTAATTTATCAGTTAATTGTTTTTCTGTTACTTCTAAATTCTTTTGATTAACAGAAGTAAATTCTGTTTCTCTTTGTTTAACTAAACCTTGTAGTTGTTCGTTTTGTTGTACAAGTTGAGTTATCTGGTCTTCTTTATCTTTTCTTTGTTTAATTAATTGTCTTATTCTTTTTTGAGCACCTTTAGTTTCAATGCCTTCTAATTCTTTTTCTGCTGGTGCTTCTGCTTTTGGTTCTACTGAAGAAGGAGTAGCATCATCTTTTTCTACTTCTACTTCTATTTTTTCTTCTTCTTCTTTTACAGGAGCTTCTACTTTCTCCCAGTTTTCTTCCTTTGTCATGTTACCTCCGTTGTTTACGAGACAAACGTATTTACGTTTAAATTTATTATATCATATAATTTTTAGTTAAAGAAATTTAATTTGAACTAGCAGCAGATAAATTAAATGTTGGGTCTAAAGTCTTAGGACTTTCTACTCTCATAATTATTTGGTCATCATATAATAAAATATATTTAATACCTTTATATTTTATTTTTTGACCTGTATGTTTACCATAGCATACATAATCATCTATCTTACACCAAGGTCCTTTATTAAATTTTTCTTCATCTGCATAAGCTAAGTCACCTATTGCAACTACTTTACCTACTGTCGTTAAGTATGCCATATCTTCTCTAGTAGAATCTGGCAATAGAATTCCACCTTTAGTCTCTTGTTTTATACTTACAGGTCTAACTAAAACATGATAACCTGGTAATTCAGGTAAAATATCTGGGTCTTCCTGTTCGTTCTTTGTTATCCAAGCATCATTCTTTACTGCTTTTCCTACGTGTACTTGTTGCATATTAATCCTCTTCTGTATAATTACGTTTTTTTATAGTTTCAATAAACTGGGTTCGTGCCCATTCTATACCATTAATAGTTCCTACGATTTGTTTATAACTATCATAGGAGTCTGCATTACCATCTGCTAATGTATTCTTTAAGTTTTGAATCTCATCAGCATATCGTTTGATAATTTCGTCAAAAATGTCCATTCTTATGTAGCAAGCTTAGTTGCAAGTTCAGCTGCTTTCATCTTTTCTTTACTTGTTATCTTATCTTGTTCTGTTTCTTGTTTCTTTTCTTCAATGGACATATTCATTAAATTGTCTAAAGCTTTTATTTGTTGTTTAGATAATCTATCAGCTTGAGCTTTTTGTTCTTTAAATTGTTTTGTTTGTGCTTGGTCAGCAACTTTTAACATTATTTCACTTTGCTCCATTTCTAACTTCTGAGCTTCTAGTACTGCTTTAGCATTATCTTGCATAGCTTTTAATTCTAATTTCTTTTGTTCTAATAATACTTTTTGTTTTTCTAAATCTACCATTTGTTGTTCAGGAGATTCTACTTTACCCATTGCCATATTTGCATTTAATACTTCTTGAGCAGCTTCTGCCATTGCTCCTTGTACTACTGCAGGATTCTGTGCTTGCTCTGGAGATACTTTAGTTTGTAACTTCTGCTGTGTCATACCATTAATTTGTTCTTGATATTTCATTACAGAATGTTCTTGTATATTAGATGCTAAGATAGGTTGTATCTTTGCCATAATAGGATTGGCACCATTTTGAGGGTCATTTAAATATGCCATCTTTATAGTAATATGTGACTCATGGTCTTGTCCTGGAAATGCTGCAATAGGCATTCCTTTAGATGCAGCCATTATATCTGATACTGGGTCCATCTCTTGTGGTTCTACTTTAGGTGGTAGTATTTCATCTACATTAGGAATATTAGATGCATTTAATATTGTTCTATTTAATGCTTCTAAGTTAAACATTCCTGGTGGAGATTGTTGTGCCATCTGTAATGCCATTTGAGCTAACATAAGTCTGTGAGCATTAGAAGGAATATTAGGGTCACTAACAGGTATAATATCAACTTTCCCATTAAAGTCCTCTTTAAAAATATTTCTTTCTGCCATAGGAACATCATAAGGATATTCTTCTGGTAAGTAATCGTGGTCTATTTGAGCTAAAATTCTAAACTCATCTTTCTGTGATTTATGTAATCGTTTATGTATTGCAGTAAAAAACTTACTTGAAGCTTCTAGCAATGCCATTGTTGTTCCTACTGGTCCATAGTTAGAACCATCTGCAATTACTTGTTCTGTACTATCTGCAAACTTCTGTCCTGCTGCAGTCATAAAACCTAGCATTTGAAATAAAGTTCCTGAAGGTTCTTTATAAGGTAAAGGCACAATAGCTTTAGATAAATCTGTACCTAGTGCTTCTACTTCTTTAAACTCTCCTGGAGCTATAGGTTCATTGTCACCAACCATTCTTACACCCTTGGCTTTAAAACCACCTGGAAGGTTAGCGAATTGTCCTGCATCAACTAAACTTCTCATAGCTGCAGTTGCAGTCATGGTTATGTTACCTAAGAAATGCATTAGTCCTAAACCATAGAAACTAAATCCTGGTACAAAACGATAATGTACAAAATGTAAATTCTTAGTTTTAGTTTTATCTGTAGGTTTCCAGTTTCTTCTAATACCTAAAACTTTTCTAGATTGTTCTTCTATTGTTACAATGTAAGGACAAGATTCTCCTTCTTCACTTTCTGAATCTTTAATATCTAAAAAACAATGTTGTTCTAATAATACATATTGTGGGTCAATGTCTGAACTTGGAGATAAACCAAGTATAGTATCCATCTTTTCTGCTAATGTAGTTTGTGTTGGATTTTGTGGGTCAGGTAAATCTAAATCTAAGTATACTTCATTACGTATTTCTTTTGCTAAATCTACTGGATTACGATAAATTAAATGTGTGTATCTTTCTGCTTTACTTAAATTACTTGCATAGTAAGAAACATAAAACTGGTCTATAGGAACAAACTCAGATACAGGTCTCTTTAATGTTTCATCATAATATATTTTTTTAAATGCTGAACCTAATAAAGGTAAATGAAAAAGCATTCTTTCAAACTCATCAAAGTATTCAGGCATCTGTTCTGTTACTTGATAGTTCATAAAGTCTTGAACTCTATTTGCCTGTATTTCTTTTTCAGGAGTTACTTTACCAAGTATCTGTGCTTTAACTGGTCCTTTAGATGGAAATAATTCTTGTGATGCTTTTGATTGAAACTTAACTGCAGATTCAATTAATAATGGATGCACTGCAGTACATGCTCCTTCAAAAGGTTCTGTTGTATCTTGTATTTTTAAACCTAATAAATCAAAACCTCTTTCAAACATAGACTCCCACTCAGACCTAGAATCTTTATCTGCAACAAAGTTATCATAAACATCATTACCTATATCTTCTAATAAATCTTGGTCTAAGTTTTCTGCTAAGTTGCCATACCACTCACCTATTTCAGTTGATGCTCCCATCTCTGTATTCTCTTCTGTGGAAGAAAAGTCAACTGTTAAACCACCATCATCTTCCAACTCAAAGGTTGGGTCTCCTGTCTGTGGTTGTTCTTGTTGAGCTCCTAACTGAATAATATTTTCAGCTGCAGGTCTCATTTGTTCAAAAGGATTTTTTTCAGTTGCCATTAGATTTCAGCACACGCATAACAATTAATTTCTAAACCTACGCTAATTTCTTTTATTTCTGGCTTTTTCCATTTATTTTTCATAAGATACTCCTTGGGTTAAATTACAGTATAGCATCATACTCTCCAGTACGCAACTCTTTTTTTTCTTGGCTCATCTTCGTAGTATGGGTCTTCAGGATGTTCTAAATGCCATGACTCTTTCATGTAGTGAATAGCCATAGTTAAAGCATCTACTTGGTCATCATGGGCTGAGTTAGGAAACTGTAATAATTCTGTTACTAAATCATCTGCCCATCTTTTATTTTTAGGTAACCATACTCTACCTGATTCAATCATAGGTGAAGCTGCATACACCCTAGATACTTTATCTCTATCTGGTAAATATTCTTTAACTGGTAGTCCTGCTCTTCTCATATCTTGAATAAGAGATTGACCTGATGCTTTTTTTTCTACAATACAAATATCTGGCATGTGTTTACTGTATAATTCTTGAGCCATACGTCTTAGCATAGGATACTCAAACCTACCTCGTATGTTTCCTAGTAAGATTAGGTTGGCAGGGTAACCTTCATCTCCAAATTCATCTTGGTCATACATAGAAAAGATACCCCAAGTTTGTATTACACTGTAATCAGCTGTAGTACTAGTAGAAAATGCAGTATCATATGTTTGAATCATAAAATCACAAGTAGGAGGGTCCTCATATTCCCAATATTGTAACCAATTCTTTTTAATTAGACCACCTTCTTCTGGTGTTGGGTTCTGCATGTAGAGAGCTTCCCAATATCTGCTACCATTAGAAGCTCTTATCTCTTCTTCATCTATTTTAAGTACATCATCTGGTTTCCATTCAGGAAAATAAGAAGAACCTACAGGTAAATCTAATAGTTTTGATGCTTCATCATCTACCCACGCAGGAATACGTACTACATCCCAAGGAATAACAGAATATTCAGACATATCTTCTTGTTGTTTAAGCAACCACCCACACAAATCATCATAATGGTACCTAGTATTTATGATAAGAATACTTCCGTTAGGCATAATACGTGTTCTTAGTCCAGCAGGGTACCATTCTTTAACATATTTACGTCCTGCTTCTGAATATGAGTCTTCTTCAGACATCACATCATCTAATATTGCAATATGTGCACCACGTCCTGCTATTTGTGACCTCACACCTGCTGCATAATACGTACCACCTTGCGTTGTTTTCCATTTTCCTGCAGCTCTTACGTCTGAACGCAGCGAAACTCCCCCAAAAATCTTAGAAAAGTCCTCTTCATTTACTAAATCTCTTACACTTCTACCAAAATCACTAGATAATTGGTCACTATGGGACACAGTTAAGATTTCATGCTCTGGATTTCTACCAATATACCAAGCAGGAAAGAGTTTAGAACAGATTACAGACTTCGAGGAACGTGGAGGAAGAAAAACCATGAGACGTTTTATCTCTCCACTTTCTAATTGTCTTAGTTTTTCTGAGATAACCTCAATGTGCTTTCCCATCTTCCAGTCTGAGATGAGTTTAGGAGCCATTAAACGTACAAATGTAATAAAATCTATCTTTGCTTCTGCTTCTACTTTCTCGCTTAAATGCTGGTGTAGCTCCATATAGTCTAAAACTGCATTGTTAGCTACTTCATCATGGATATTTTGTTGCATAGAGGACTCCTAAGATTTCAGTATAACGTAGTTTTTAATTTATTGCAAGAATTTTCTTTCAGAAAGATTCTTCTTCTTATTATATATATATATATATATATTATATATAAGAATATGGTAGTAGTAGTATAAGAAATATAGTACTTATAGGCTAAGATGTCTAAGAGTAACTTATATATATTATATATACTATATGTAACTCCCCACTAAAAAAGATACCTTAGTTTTTTTGGTAATTATGTCACACTATCACATATATATATAACTAGCTAGTCGTGTTTTTGCTCCTACCATGATGAACTGCATTACCTTAGTCGTCATACCTGGCTATAAGAGATACCTTTATTCATCCAGAATACACTCCATGCTATCCAAAGCAATCAAAGCGATTATATTTTAAAGTAGGTTTTTTATCCATTAGTATATGATGATAAGCTTCTATCTATCTCAATGGCATCCCTAAATCTTTTCTCCCTTTTTTTTCCTTTGGAAAAAGAGAAAACATTTTTCTGTTATATTAACTTAATTCTCAAGGAGAGAACAATGGATAAAAAACAACTTCAAAATACAATCGCTTCAATTACTTTGTATAACAAGGGAGTGAATCCTGGATTCATAAAGGCTGGTGGATTCAAGAAGGGTATCGCTAACCTAGCCAAGTATGACGACCAAGGTAATCCAGTGCGTGACGAAAAAGGTAATCTAGTTGCATCTGGTAGAAAAGTATGGGCAACTGCTTGGCACAGTAAAACTACCAAAGGTAACATTACCATACAGTTTGGTGATGATGTACCAGAAAAAGCTTCCGATAGCAACCTCCCTGCTATCGAAGAGTAGGAGCCTGGCAGGAGAGAGTGTAATAGCTCTCTCTTGCTCTCCTAAAACACTTTTAGCTTTTATTCTTAGATTAAACTAATACGACTTGATAGCTATGATGCTAAGTCGTAACTAATACGTAACTAATTAATTTTTTTATCTCTATTTATTTCCTTCGGAAATAGTTAAAAAAATTATACATAACATGGAGATTATTATGAACAATGTAGAACTTAGAGACTTAGATAACCAACGAAGATATGAAAGAAAGAAAGCAAGAATATTATATAAAGCACAGAAAGACCTGCAAGATATATCATCAAAGAAGTTCTGGGAAGACCAGTTGTTTGATGCATTACTTGGTGCAGGTTTATTTGTATTGTTTTTTGGAATATGCTTTCTTTTAGGATTGCTCTATGCTAATATAACTTTATAATAAGGAGATTAAAATGAAGAAAGAAATGTTGTTTAAATTAATATACAAAGATGTGCATCCTGATGTAGGACAGACAGTAGAACTAGATGGTACATACACACTAGACCAAGCATTAAAGAAACGCACTTGGTTAAAAGAAACATACAACTGGTATGGACCAGGTGTAAGAGTATTAATAGAAAGGATAAGCTAATGGGTAGACCAGCATTAACAATACAAGACTTTGATAAAGCTATTGGACCACATGGTAAGTTACTGTACAAGATAGCTATTGATAATAATTTAACTATACAGCAGCTAGCAGATGCACTTAGTTGTAGCTCTTCAAACATAGTAAACATATTGAAAGGTATACATAACTTAGGTGCACCAAAGCTAAAAGAGTTAAAGAACTTATATAAAATTAACACATTAGGGAGTTACTAATATGGGACAAGTTAAAAATAAAATGATGGAAGAACAAGAAGAATTCTGGAACGAATGTACAGACATGATGAAATCATCAGAGAATATACAAGAGTTCTGGCAACAGTTTAATGCTGCTGAAAAAGATGGTAGCATTAGCAGACCTGAACATATTTCTATGACTGAGTTTGAAGAAGCAGCAGCTGAAGCTTGGCATGAAGTATGGTCAGATTATTTAACACCACTATCATAAAATGAAAGGAAATAATATGTGTAGTTTAATGGATATAACTGAAGATAAAGTAAAAGCAATAGTCAAAGAAGAACCTGTTACATGGTCTTGGGCTGTTGATATATTAGAAAGACATATCGTACACAAAGAGTACATTAGTTCAAGAAGCTTATTGACTGCATTAGAAAGAATTAAATGTGGTTAAAGATTATCAGCGAAGATGTGTGAAGTGTGGTGCAACATCAGTCTTTATCGAATTAGATGAAGGCTGGTGTCCACCATGTTACAAACTTAAATTTATAACGGAGAAAACAAATGAACAAAGTAGATACAAGTTTACAAAAATTACAAGACCTGGCAGTTGAAATGCATTACACTAAAAACTTTACTGCACTTTTAGATTTACTACAAAAAGTATTAGATAATCAAGATACTATCGTCTGTAAAATCAATGACTTACAATCAAATGTTGAAGACATTAGAGAGAGGATGATAACAAAATGATACTAGATAAAAAATTGTATGGTAGTTGGGAACATAAACATACATGGAAAGACCATAAAGAATTAAGAGATAAATGTAGTCAAGATAACTTAGATGATTTGACACATATGCTCGGAGAGAATTGGGCTATCGTACCGATTGATACTATTAATGGATTGATACGACAGTTTAATAAAGAGGTGTTGCAACATGAAATAGAAACTTCTGTTGCAGCTTTTGATAAACTAAAATGAAGGAGACAATATGTCACATAACGTAGAAACTATGGCTTATGCTGGGGAGTTACCTTGGCATGGGTTAGGTGTACCTGTATCAAATGATATGAGTGCATACGAAATGATGGAAGCAGCACAGTTAAACTGGACTGTTAAGAAAGTACCAATGTTTAGATTAAATAATAGTGCTATTGAACAAGATAATCTAAATCAATATCATGGTGGTATGTTAATAAAGAATAAGATGGCACTGATAAGAGAAGAAGATAACACTGAACTAGATGTAGTAGGTAAGAACTGGCATCCTGTTCAGAATCAAGAAGCCTTTGATTTCTTTTATGATTGGGTCGAAGAAGGGAAGATGGAAATGCATACAGCTGGTTCATTAAGTAATGGCAAGATAGTATGGATACTTGCTAAAGTTAATGAAACATTTGAGGTGGTTAAAGATGATGTCGTTGAAAGTTATATGTTGTTTACTAATCCTCATTCATTTGGTACTTCTCTCAATGTCAGGTTTACGCCAATCAGGGTGGTTTGTAATAATACTTTACAGCTTGCTCTTGGTAGTAACAATAATGGTATACGCTTAGACCATACTAAAAAGTTTGACCCACACATGGTTAAAGATGCACTTGGGTTAGCTTCTAATAGTATGATAGAATATAGTAACCAAGCTAAACATCTTGTTAATAAAATGAGTACTAAAGAAAGCAGAGATGAATACTTTAGTAAGTTATTTCCTATGACACATTATGAAGAAGAAGTTAAAGGTTATGTGCGTAGTAAAAAAGCAGCTTATGCTAATAGATTACATAACAATGGTACACCTGGTGCAGGACTAGTTAAAGATTCTTGGTGGGATACATTTAATACAATTACATATATGTATGACCACAAGCTAGGTAAAAGTAATGCATCTAGAGTAAGAAGTTCTTGGTATGGTGACGCAAGTAAGTATAAACAAGAAGCGTTAACTAAAGCATTACAGTATGCTGATGTAGCTTAACATTTAAAACGAACTATCGAGTTCTTTTTTACTTTTAGAAAAGAACTCATAGTTCTTATAATAAATTATTAAAAGGAGATTGACATGGGAACATGGCACGTAGATAAAGACAAACTAAAACAAATACTTACTAAACCTATTAAGAATAAAGATGGTAATGATAAGCTTGGTGATGGACTAGGTGATGATAGCTTTTTTGATTTCTTATATTACTTAAATGAAAACCATGGAGAAAATTATATAATTAATACAGCAGTAATAGATTGGTTAGCTACACCTGATAGAGAAAAACTAGTATGGTTGCAGCCATCAGATGTTGATGACATAAAAAATAATACTGTTACGTATAAGTATGGTAAACCTACTACATCACCTAGCTTATTAGAGAATATAGAGAATGCAATAGAAGATAAAATCTTACCACAAATAGGTGCAATATCAGGAGATAAAAAATGAATACAAGTGAACAATATAAAAATGCAATGGCAAAGCATTATAAACAATTAATAGGTCATACTATTACAGAGTATGTTTTAGATGATAAAGATGCAGACATAGAACCTTTTCCAATTTTGATTACAAAATATAAAGGTAAAGAATATCAAGTTGTAGTTAGTCGTGACCCAGAAGGAAATGGTGGAGGGTTCTTAGAGATTCAATTAATTAAAAACTAATAAAGGAGATAAAGATGAGTAAAAGATTTAATCAAATAGAAACACAACACTTTGCATCTTTAGTAAAAGAAATAAATATATCTAAATATTCTCAGAAAGAATTTAGAGATACAGTAGAAGAAATATATATGTGTATCTTTAGACATAATACTAAAGGAGAATATGTAATAGAAACTATGCCTTATGATAGAACTAATTGGAAAGTTTATAAAGATAATCAAACTGTTGAGGAAGCATTAAAAATAATAAAGGAAACTTAAATGAAATGGACAGTTACTATTACGCTTAACTTTAAAAGAAAACCTACTACTAAAGATGTACATTTTAAGTTGTTTGATTTCTTAATGAGTAGAAAAAAAGATTATATACTAATACGTAACAATAACAAGGAGAATAAAAATGAACAATAGAGAAAAATTAATACAGTTAATGGAAGCATTAGTAGGAGATAATGCTGCACAAAGATATACACATAATGAGATACTTGAATATGTTTCTGATTTAAAAGATAAAGAACAAAAATCTGATAAGTATACATACATATATGGAGATGAATGTCCTGATATATGGAACAGTTTAGGTTTTACTATACATGATGATGACGATAGAATTAAATTACAGTTTGTTAAATATGAAGAGAGAGGTAGCTATGATTAAATATGAATATGAAATAATAAAAACAAATAAAAATGTAGATAGATATATTGTAACTTCTACTGATAAATTATCTATTGATGAGTTAGAAGAATATGTACGAGAGAAATGTTTATTTGTAGGACAATCTAAAAAAATTAAATTAGATAATTTAGAAACAGAAACTACATACATAGGTAGAGATGCTATACTATCTGAAGAATCTTTTAATGTAGTTAATGGACATGGAGATATAAATCATGAAGACTAGAATACATATTAACCAACACGTTATTAAATCTAATCACAAGAATGATAGAAGAGACCCAGTAATTACTGTTAAGACTTATAATAGTAATACATATGCTCACGAAGTAAAGATACTAGGTGAGAGTAAAGTTATATACAGTCCTGATAAGCCTTTGTCTTGTGGTGCTAAGGTCTGGATAGAAACAGATGCAGAAGTAGTTGTACTGCCCAGGTCAGCAGTAGGTAAAAATGATAATAAAATAAAGGAGAATAACAAATGAGTAAGTATACATATGGCTTTGAAGAATGGTCACAAGATACACGAAGTTATACTATTAAAAGTAATAGAAAATTAACAAGAGAAGAAATAAGTTTTGTAGTTTCTGAAGCAGATGTAAATTATTCTGAAGAAGGAACAACACATAAGATTCCATTATATGATAGTCTTGTTGTATTAGTTGAATATCATGGTAATGAATGGGGTAATTCAGATTGTGAGATAACATATGGAGGAGGAGATTTAAAAGATGGATAAAGAAACTGAACGTAAACGTAGAATGAAACGTACTGGTCACTGGTTCGCACCAGCAGAAAAAGATAAGACACTCTGGTTAAACTATATCTTTCCAATTGTATTAGTTATATCATTGATATGCTTAATACTAGTACGTAATTAAAATAATTATTTTATATTATTAATATATATGCTATACTTAAATAGCATTACTACAGGAGAATAATAATGAATGTTAAAGATGCTTATGTTATAGCTCACGCTAGTCCTTTTGAAGATGAGTTACCTGACTATTTAGTAGATGATTTTCAAATGCCAATGAAGTTTAAATCTATTGAAGAAGCTACTTCTTTTATATTAAGTATAGCACCAATAGATTTTGATTTAAATTCTAGCTCAATTAAAATATATAGGATACATTAATATGACACAGCAAAGAGAAGACTTATATAAAAAGAATATTAAAGACTTACAAGAACAACTGAGCAGAGCTCATATAAGAATAAAAGTATTAACAGAAGAACTACATTACTTACGTAGAAAAATAAACCCAGAAGCCACGTTTTCTGGTGGTATTAGCTGGGCAGAAAAGGATATAAAACATGATGACTAATACGAATGAACAGTGCTCATTAACTCCAGAAGAACATTGGAACTTACATCAAGGAGTTTGGAAAACTATGGGATGTGATATGGTATTGTATTCTAAATTTTCTAAAAATAAATATTCTTATGTTGACAAGAATAATAAATATAAATATACTTATTATACTAAAGATAAGAGAATAGAAAGAGTAAGGTGGATACATGAGCACAAATCTCTGGGATAAAGAAAGAAATAGAATGTTCTGGACTTTTGTTAAAGAGTATCAAGAAGAAGGTTATACTAAACAAGAAGCTAAGAAGTTAGCTAAGAAAGAAGTTAATGAAGTTATGGAAGATAAAACTAGTTTTGTTAACGAACTATATAGAACTGTATTGGATAATAATGATTAGGAGATAAAATAAAATGAACGATAAAATGAACGATAAAGTAATTAAACAAGGAGCATGTAGTAACTGTAGTTCAAGTGATGCAAATACATTATATGAAGATGGACACTGGTACTGCTTTTCATGTAACACTTATACACCACCAGAAAGGAAACAAATGAACAATAATAATAATATAACACCTGCACCTATAAGAGGTGTAGTTAAAACTAATTTTACAGAAGGACATACTGAAGCACTACATGATAGAAGAATAAATAAAGAAACCTGTAGTAAGTTTAATGTTGCTGTACGTAAAGACAATGACAATAATATTACACAACATATATATAAATACTATGATAGTAATAATTCACATGTAGCATCTAAGGTACGTAACACTAAAGAGAAAGAGTTCTGGGCTGAAGGTTCTATATCTACAGCAGGTCTCTTCGGACAAAACTTATTTGCAGCAAGAGGTAAGTTTGTTACTATCACTGAAGGTGAAATAGATTGTATGTCTGCTTATCAAATGATGGGTGCTAAGTGGGCTTGTGTTTCTGTTAAGACAGGAGCAGCAGGTGCAGTAAGAGATTGTAAAGCATCTTATGAATACTTAAATAAGTTTGAAACAATTATAATTTGTTTTGATAATGACGAACCAGGTAAAGCAGCAGCATCTAAAGTAGCTCAACTCTTTGAACCTAATAAGTGTAAGATTATGCGTTTAGATTACAAAGATGCTAATGAGTATGCACAAAGAGGAGAAAGTAAAAAGTTCTTAGATGCATGGTGGGATGCAGATGTATATACACCAGCAGGTATTATTAATCTTAAATCATTACAAAGTTCTTTATATGAAGAACAAAAGAATGATACATGTTTGTATCCTTGGCAAGCTCTTAATGATAAGACTTATGGTATGAGAACAGGTGAGTTAGTTACTTTTACTGCAGGTGCAGGAATGGGTAAGTCATCAGTAACAAGAGAACTAATGCATCATATACTTACTGCTACTAATTCTAATATAGGTGTCTTAGCATTAGAAGAAAACATTAAGAAAACTGCATTTAATATTATGTCTGTTGAAGCAGGTGCTAGATTATATATTAAAGAAATTAGAGACCAACATACAAGAGAACAATTAAAAAAGTGGGAAGATGCTACTATAGGAACTGGTAGGTTCTATGCCTTTGACCACTTTGGTTCTATACATAATGATGAAATACTAAATCGTGTACAATACATGGCTAAAGCTTTAGATTGTAAATGGATTATCTTAGACCATCTATCTATTTTAGTTAGTGGACAAGAGGGAGATGATGAAAGAAAGTCTATTGATATTCTTATGACTAAGTTAAGAAGTTTAGTTGAACAGACAGGTGTAGGTTTATTATTAGTATCACATCTAAGAAGACCAACAGGTGATACAGGTCACGAAAATGGTAGAGAAGTTACACTGTCACATCTTAGAGGTTCAGCTTCTATTGCACATCTTAGTGATTGTGTTATTGCTCTTGAACGTAATCAACAAGCACATGATTCTATGACAGCTAATACAACTATGCTTCGTATCTTAAAGAATAGATATACAGGTGATACAGGAGCAGCAGGTAATTTACTTTATGATAGAGCAACAGGTAGATTAAAAGAGCTTAAAGATAATAAGCTTGACGATACTAATCAATTTGATGTAGGAGATTAAAATGAATGTCTTATCTTTGTTTGATGGAATGTCTTGTGGACAATTAGCTCTTAATAAAGCTAATATAAAATACAATAATTATTTTACAGCCGAAATAGATAAGTTTTGTATTCAAGTAACTAAATTAAATTATCCTGATACAATTAATTTAGGTGATGTTTCTCATATAGATTTCAGTGCAAATTTTCCTTTTTTTGATTTATTATTAGGTGGTTCTCCTTGTCAAGGCTTTTCTAATGCAGGTAAAAAATTAGGATTTAAAGATAAAAGAAGTCAATACTTTTTTGATTATGTTAAAATTAAAAATAAATTAAAACCAAGTTGGTTTTTATATGAGAATGTTAAGATGAAAAAAGAATATGAAAATATTATATCTAAAGAATTAGGTGTTAAACCAATAGAAGTTAATAGTAATTTAGTATCAGCACAAAATAGAAAAAGATTATATTGGACTAATATATCTTTTAAAATACCTAAAGATAAAAATATTTTATATAAAGATATAAAAGAAAAAAATGTAAATGATAAATATTATTATTCTAATAAGATGTTAGATTGGATTCATAGACATAGTAAAAGAAAAAATAAAAAATTAAGAATACAAAAAGATAATGAGAAAGTTCAGATGATAGAAGGTTCACATGGAAAAGGTTGTAGTTCTCAAAGATTTTTTGGAATACCAGATAAAAAAGGATTAAGATATATTACACCATTAGAATGTGAACGAGCACAAACAGTTCCTGATTTTTATACAGCAAGTGTTAGTAAAACTCAACGATATAAAATGTTAGGAAATGGGTGGACAATAAATGTAATTGCACATATACTTAAAAATATAAATAAATAAAGAGAAAATAAAATGAAATATATTATTCCAGAAGAACCTAGTGAAAATCCAGATAGAATAAAAATGTGGAAACACTATTGTAATGTTGAAGATAGTTTAATGGAAATAGGTGAAGGAGAACCTTGTAACTGGTGTGGAAAGGAGGAGAAAGATGGCAGCTATAGTTGATATAGAAACAAATGGTTTTAAGAATGAAGCTACTCAAATACATTGTATTGTAGCTAAGTGTCCTAAGACTAATACGATTAAACATTGGGTACAAGAAGAATGTAAAGACTTTAAAGATTGGAGTAAGAACATTGATACATTTATAATGCATAATGGTTTATCTTTTGATGCACCTTTATTAAATAAATTTACTGGTTCGTCTATTGAATCTAATCAAATAAGAGATACTCTAATAGAATCACAACTCTTTAATCCTATAAGAGAAGAAGGACATGGACTAAATGCATGGGGAAAGAAGTTAAGATTTGAAAAAGGAGATATGGATTCTTTTGATACGTATTCTCCTGATATGCTTACGTACTGCACACAGGATGTAAACTTAACTCATAAAGTAATGAATGAATTAGATAAAGAGAAAAGTAAATTTTCTAATGAATCTATAGAACTAGAAAAAAAAGTTAGAGTTATTATAGATAAGCAAGAAGAGAATGGATTTACTTTAGATTTAAGAAAAGCAACTACACTTAAAGCATCCTTAGAAGATGAAGCTAATAGTTTATCTAATGAAGCTACAGAAATATTTCCACCTACAGAAGTTCAACTTAAAACTAAAGTTAAATATATACCTTTTAATATTGGTAGTAGAAAACAAATAGCTGAACGTTTAATAGAAAAAGGATGGAAACCTAAACTTAAAACTGATAAAGGTAATGTAATAGTAAATGAAGAAGTATTAAATAATATTGATATGAAAGAAGCTAAAATGTTTTCAAGATATTTACTACTACAAAAAAGAGTGTCACAAATTAAATCCTGGATAGAGTTATGTGGAGATGATAACAAAGTACATGGTAGAGTAATGACATTAAAAACTGTTACAGGACGTATGGCACACAATTCTCCGAACCTTGCTCAAGTACCTGCTACCTATTCTCCTTATGGTAAAGAATGTAGAGATTGTTGGACAGTATCTGACTCTTCTAAGTATACATTGGTAGGTACTGATGCGAGTGGTTTAGAATTAAGATGTCTAGCACATTATATGAATGATGCTAAATTTACTAATGAGTTGTTAACAGGTGACATACATACAGCTAATATGAAGATGGCAGGTTTAACTAATAGAGACCAAGCTAAAACATTTATATATGCTTTTTTATATGGAGCAGGTGCAGCTAAAATAGGTAAGGTTGTAGATGCAGGTGCTAAACAAGGACAAATATTAGTTAACAGATTTTTATCTAATATGCCTGCTCTTGCAGCATTACGTGATAATGTACAAGAAGCTTCTATAAAAGGAGTTATTAAAGGATTAGATGGTAGAGTCTTTCAAATACGTAGTCCTCATAGTGCTTTAAATACTTTACTACAAGGAGCAGGTGCTATTGTTTGTAAACAATGGTTAGTATGTATGATGGATATGATTACTGCTTCTGGTATTGATGCTCACTTAGTAGCATCTGTTCATGATGAATATCAATTTGAAGTTAATCATAAAGATGTACAAAAGTTTGGACAGATAAGTAAAGAATCTATTAAACAAACAGAACAAATATTAAAACTTAATTGTCCTTTAGATAGTGAGTGGAAGGCAGGATTAACATGGGCAGCAACACATTAAAACCAAAGATACAAGATAGAAAGAAATTTGATTTAGACTTAAAGTATGGTCTAGTTAAAGAGAAGATTGTAGCAGACATGTTACAAGATAAGAAGATAGAAGTGAAATCAGAAAGAGGTATGTGGTTAAAGACAGGTAACATAGCAATAGAATATGAAAGCTATGGTAAACCTAGTGGTATAGCAGCTACTGAATCAGACTATTGGTTTCATAATCTATGTATAAATGAAGACGTATATGCAACATTAGTTTTTAAAACTGATATGCTTAGACGTATTGTAGAACAAACAACTAATAAGAAAACAGTATCTGGTGGAGACCATAATGCAAGTAAAATGTATCTAATGAATATCCAGAATATTTTTTCTTCAGATATTATTAAAAAAAGTATTGACAATAATAATTAAATATATAATAATAAATTTATTAATAACAAAAGGTACATGATTATGTATCTTATAACAGTAAAAAGGAGTTAATTAAATATGACAGTTATAACAGGAAAAGCTTATTGGGCATCCATTACATCACCTAATACAACATTTGATGCAGATGGTGTGTGGACTCTTGATGTTTGTAACTTAGATAAAAAGAACATTGAAATGGTTAAAGCTGATGGACTTACTATTAAGAACAAAGGTGATGACCGAGGAGATTTTGTAACAGTAAAAAGAAAAGTGAAAAGAAAAGATGGTAATGAGAATGCTGCACCTATTGTAGTAGATGCTCAAAAGAGACCTCTTATCAATACACTAATAGGAAATGGTTCCTTAGTTAATGTACTATACTCTACATACGATTGGGAGTTTAAAGGTAGAAAAGGTACATCAGCTGATTTAAAATCAGTACAAGTAACAGACCTTGTACCTTATGATTCAGGACCACAAGAAGATTTTGATGTAGTTAAAGATGGATATACATCAAATGAAGATACTTCTGCAGCTTTTGCATAATTCCTAACTGAAGGGATAGGGAGTAGTTTTAGTTCATTTTACTACTCCCTTTTTTTACACATGAAAAACATTGATACATTAGTAGAAGATATTTATAGACTATTTGATTTAGCAAACAAACCAAACTTATCTAAGACAGAAGCAAATAAAATACTAGAACAATTAGGAAAAGAAATAAAAGAATGTCTTTTTGATTATCTATATAATGAACCTAGAGGAAAAAATAATTTAAGATTATCTGCTATAGGAAAACCAGACAGACAACTATGGTATGATATGAAGAACACTAATAAAGAAAAACAATTTACACCTGCTACTAGAATAAAGTTTTTATATGGACATATGTTAGAGTCTTTACTTATAGCTTTAACTAAACTAGCAGGACATACTGTTACGGAAGAACAGAAAGAAGTTAAAGTACAAGGTGTTGTAGGACATCAAGACTGTAGAATAGATGGAGTATTAGTTGATGTTAAGAGTGCATCAGCTTCTTCTTTTAAAAAATTTAGTCATGGTACATTAAGAGAAGAAGACCCTTTCGGTTACATAGCACAGATATCAGCTTATGCTGATGCTCATGGAGATAAAGAAGCTGCTTTCTTTGCTATTGATAAACAGAATGGTTCACTTGCTTTACTTAAACTACATGATATGGAGATGATAAATGCTAAAGATAGGATTAAACACCTTAAAAAAGTTGTGGTACAAGATATTAAACCTCAGAGGTGCTACCCTGATGTACCTGATGGTGTTAGTGGTAACTTTAAACTTTCGATTGGTTGCGTATACTGCTCTTATAAAAGAGAATGTTGGGCTGATGCTAATGAGGGTAAGGGACTACGTGGTTTTAAATATTCAAAAGGCATTAGACATCTTACACAAGTTAAAAAATTACCTAATGTCGAAGAAGTAAATGTTTCGTAGTAAGTCAGAAGAAAAGATATACAACTTACTTATAGATAAAAAGATAGCTCATGAATATGAAAAAGGTAAAATAGAATACGAATGGTTAGAACATAAAAGATATATTCCAGATTTTATATTAAAAGAAAATGGAATTATATTAGAAGTTAAAGGTAGATTCGTAAGAGAAGATAGAAAGAAACATTTGTTTATAAAAAAACAAAAACCAGAATTAGATATAAGATTTATATTTGATAATCCAAAAGCTAAATTATATAAAGGTGGTAAGATGACTAATGCAAGTTGGTGCATCAGACACAATTTTAAATATTGTTCTTTAAGAGAAGGGATACCTGAAGAGTGGATTAATGAAAGAAAAACAAGAAATACTATACACAGAATATTTGCAGAAATCATTTAGTGATTGTCCTACTGAAAGACTTTTATTCTTATCAGTAATACTTCAAGCATTACTAGATGCAACAAAACCTGAAGCATCTAATGAAACTGAAATAAGTATTGTAGCTAGAGACCAAGCTAAAGGATGGTTTTTTTCTACTGTAGGTGTTACTTGTTCTAACTTTGAATACATATGTGATAGTGCTAACTTAGATTCTAAATATGTTAGAGGATTTGCATATAAAGTTTTACAATCAAAAGAAGTTAAGTATGTAAGAAAAAGAATTAATAAGTTGTTATCTAAATGAGTTGACTATGAATGTACTAATGTTATACTTCAATTCAAGTTATGATGTTAATATATTTTTTTTACTAGTAGGAATATGTATAGGGTTACTAATTGTTTTAGTAGCCTATTTTTTATCAAAATTATAAAAGGAAAATAAAATGGGACAAATGGATGATGCAATAAGAGAAACAGTTAAAGATAAAAAAGATTTTAATAAAACAAATTTAAAAGAAGTTGCTATAAGAGGTAAACAAGTAGGAGGAAATCATTATAAAAATTTAAAGATTCAACCTGTAGATTATATTGTAGCAAACAATTTAACTTTTTTAGAAGGAAATAGTATTAAATATATAACAAGAGCTAGGCATAAAAATAAAGGTAGAAATGTAATTGAAGATTATGAAAAAGGAATTCACTGTCTACAGTTAGCAATAGAAAAATATAAGGAGCAGTTTAATAATGAGTAATTATTTACCTACAGACTATCAAACATTTATACATGCATCTAGATATGCACGTTGGTTACCTGATGAAGGTAGAAGAGAAAGCTGGATTGAAACAGTATCTAGGTTTAGTAATTTTATGCAAGGACATTTAGATAAAAACTTAGGTGTAGTATTACCTCCTGAAGTATGGAGAAGAATAGAAGATAGTATTATAGGACTACAAGTTATGCCTTCAATGAGAGCATTAATGACAGCAGGTCCAGCACTAGAAAGAGAAAACATATCAGGATATAATTGTTCTTATGTACCTATAGATAGTCCTCGTTCTTTTGATGAGATACTTTATATACTTATGAATGGTACAGGTGTAGGTTTTTCTGTTGAAAGAGAAGGAGTTTCTAAACTACCTACTATACCTGATAGAGAGTTTGAACATACAGAAGATGTAATATCTATAGCTGATTCTAAAGAAGGATGGGCTAGAGCATTTAGAGATTTAATATCTTTTCTTTATACTAATAGAGTACCTAAAATAGACCCAAATAAAATAAGACCTGCAGGTGCAAGATTAAAAACATTTGGAGGAAGAGCTAGTGGTCCTCAACCATTACTTAATTTAATTGATTTTACTATTAATAAATTTAAAGAAGCTAAAGGTAGAAAGTTATCTTCTATGGAGTGTCACGATATTGTATGTAAAACAGGTGAAGTTGTAGTTGTTGGTGGTGTACGTAGGTCAGCTCTTATATCTCTATCTAATTTATCAGACCAGAGATTAAGAGTTGCTAAGTCTGGTGCTTGGTGGGAGACAAATCCTGAAAGAGCATTAGCTAATAACTCAGTAGCTTATACAGAGAAACCTGATGTAGGTATTTTTATGAAAGAATGGTTAGCTTTATATGAAAGTAAATCAGGTGAACGTGGTATCTTTAGTAGAGTATCAGCTCAAGCAAAAGCTAAAGAGAATGGTAGACGTAAATCAGACTATGCATTTGGTACTAATCCTTGTAGTGAAATTATACTTAGACCTAATCAGTTTTGTAA